ACTACCACCACGCTGGCAAGGCGCTGGGTGTGGACCTGATCATGCAGCCAGAGCTGGTGGCCACGCCCCAGTATGCAGCCCTGACTGCTGGGTGGTTTTGGGACACCCACAAGCTCAACCAGTATGCTGACAGCCAGGACTACCGGACCATGACCAAAAAGATCAATGGCGGGTTTATTGGTCTGGATGACCGGATCAAACACATTAACCATGCGCTGTCTGTCCTGACATAATTAGCCATGGCCAATGTCAAGCAACAACTCGAAGTCCCATCAATCCCAAGCCTTGGTTTTGCGCCAGAGGCTTATGAGAAACGCTACTTTGCTGAAAACAATGGGGCGCTAAACGGGTACTTCAGAAAACTGATCAGTGTGCTTGGGGCTTTGTTTGGCCCAAGGGGCGGCAAGTTTTTGAACACCCCCCATGGGGCTTTCCAAGATTCGACCGATCAAGTGGCTGCCAACACCACCACGGCCTATCCGGTCACATTCAACACCACAGACTTTGCTAATGGTGTGACAATGGCCAGCGGGTCAAGAATCACTGTGGCCGATGCCGGAATCTGGAACTTGCAGTTTTCCATTCAACTAAAAAACACCACAAACGATGGTCAAGATGTGGATATTTGGTTTCGCAAAAATGGGACAAATATTGCCAATTCAAACAGCAGATTTCACTTGGTAGCAAGAAAAGGCACTGGCGACCCTAGCCATATCATTGCTGCATTGAACTTTTTTGTAAGCATGAATTCAAACGATTACATTGAAATTATGTGGAGAACTGAAAATACTGGCGTAAGCATAGAGGCTTTTGGGACAAGCTCTAGCCCAACACGGCCAGCAGTGCCATCAGCCATTGCCACTGTGTCTTTTGTCTCAAATCTACCTACAATTTAGCCATGTACATACCCATCAAACTACCCCCAGGTGTTTACCGAAATGGCACTGAGTATCAGTCTGCTGGGCGCTGGCATGACGCTAATTTGGTGCGCTGGTATGAAAACACATTAAGACCAGTTAACGGCTGGCGCAGTAAATCGGCATCAACTGTGACGGGCGCTTGCAGGGCAATCATCACTTGGCGCGATAACGCTGCCGACTCTTACATTGGTCTTGGCACTCACTCCAAGCTATTTGTAATGGATGTTTTAGGTGTTCTGAAAGACATCACACCCACTGGATTTACGACTGGTTTCATTGATGCCACCAGCAGCACAGGCTACGGCAAAAACCTCTACGGCAGCTTTGCTTATGGCGTGCCACGGCCTGACACCGGATCGGCAGACATAGCCACCACTTGGTCACTTGATACATGGGGCGAGTATTTGGTGGCTTGCTCAAATTACGACGGCAAGATTTACGAGTGGCAGCTAGGCTTTGCCACACCCACATTGGCTGCTGTCATTACCAACGCGCCAGTGAGTAACACTGCCATCTTGGTGACTGCCGAGCGTTTCCTGTTTGCACTTGGCGCGGGTGGAAACCCAAGAAAAGTGCAGTGGTGCGACCAAGAGAACAATACCCTTTGGACACCAGCAGGCGACAACCAGGCAGGCGATTATGAGCTGACAACGCCTGGCAGCTTGTTGGCCGGCAAACGTGTCAAGGGCATCAATCTATTGTTTACAGATGTGGATGTGCATACAGCGCAATATGTTGGAGCGCCATTCATTTATGGCTTTGAGAAGGCCGGAAGCGGCTGCGGCCTGATCTCGGCCCAGTCTGTGGCGGCCATTGACACTGCTGCCATTTGGATGAGCAAGTCTGGGTTCTTTATTTATGACGGGTACGTCAAGCCACTGCCTTGCGATGTCTCGGACTTTGTTTTCAGCAATATCAACTTTGACCAAAGGTCAAAAATTGTTGCGGTCCACAACTCCAAGTTTGGTGAAATTTGGTGGTTTTACCCAAGCAGTGCAGGCTTGGAAAATGACAGCTATGTAACTTTTAACTACCGCGAGAATCACTGGAATCTTGGTTCACTGGTGCGCCTATGTGGAACTGATGCCGGTGTTTTCACCCTGCCTTTGATGGTGGATGATGGCGGTGAGGTCTATGAGCATGAGGTCGGCTTTGACTATGATGGCGCGACACTCTTTGCTGAGTCTGGCCCCATCCAAATTGGCAATGGCGACAATGTGATGAAGGTCAGGGAAGTTGTGCCAGATGAGCAGACCTTGGGTGAGGCGGTGGTTTCGTTTAAAACCCGTCTTTACCCGACAAGTGCTGAGTCTACATTCGGGCCATTTACGGCAGCCAACCCAACTTCTGTCAGGTTTTCTGGCCGCCAAATTAACATGGTGGTAACTGGTGCGGCTTTGGCCGACTGGCGCATTGGGGTCATTAGACTTGATGCTGTGGCCAGTGGGAAGCGATGAGCGACCAAGAGCATTTGGAAAGACTGCGCCACCATGTGGAGGCGGCATTAGAATACAGTGGAGGCACACACAATTTTGACGATGTCGCTGAGATGGTCGAGGGTCACAGATTACAGCTGTGGCCAGCCAAAGACTCGGTGGTATTGACAGAGATCATTGTCTATCCCAGGCTAAAGAATTTGCATTATTTTCTGGCTGGTGGCGACCTAGATGAACTCTCAAGGATGAGACCATTGATCGAATCCTGGGGCAAGTCTGTCGGTTGCACCAGGGTGACTTTGGCAGGCCGAAGAGGCTGGTCAAAGACATTTTTGAAAGACGAAGGGTACAGTCCACAATGGTCTGTACTTGCAAAGGAACTTTAGGGGATAAATATGGCATCAGTAGCACTTAATTACGCGCTCAATAATGGGATGACCCAGGCCCAATTTGACAAAAACATTTTTGATTATGTTGCGCAAAATTCAGCCACAAAATCACCAGCGGAATTGCGCATTGAGATGGACCGACTTGGTGTCAGTCCAGAAGATGTGGCGCGTGCCACTGGTGTCAGTGCTGCTGCCGTGCAAGCTCAATATGTTGCTGCACTGCCAAAAACTCAGGCTGAATTGGTGGCCAAAGCTGCGGCTGATCAGGAACTTGCAGCCCGTACAGCAAGAGACACCACAGCATCACAAGCCACAATTGCTGCGGCCCAGCAACAAGCCGCAACATCTCAAGGCTTACTTGGTGCTGGTGATCAAACTGGTGCAGCAGCAGCTGCTGCCGCACTTGCTGCACAACAAAAAGCTGCGGCTGATAAATTAGCTGCTGATAATGCAGCAGCGGCTACTGCTGCGGCTACTGCGGCTGCTGCTGCAAAGGCTGCCTCTGATAAGGCTGCTGCTGATGCAGCGGCCATTGCTGCATCCAATGCAACTGCTGCTGCAAAGGCTGCTGCTGCTAAAGCTGCTGCCGATGCCAAGGCAGCATCAGACGCTGCCGCTGCAAAGGCTGCTGCCGATGCCAAGGCCGCTGCTGATGCCAAGGCTGCTACTGATGCGGGATTGGCGGCTGCGGCTGCAAAGACTGCGGCTGATAAGGCTGCGGCTGCTAAAACAACTGGAACAAACTCAACTGGTTTGGCTTATGCCTTGTCTCAAGGCATGACACAGGCTCAGTATTACAAAAACATTTTTGATTTTTACAGCAAGAACTCTGGCTTGTCTGACTCCATGTTGAGGTCCGAAATGGACCGACTTGGCATCAGCCCACAGGATGTGGCAGCGGCTACTGGTGTGACTGTAGACAGTGTCTTGTCACGCTACAACGCGGCCAAGGCTACAACGGCAGCAGAGATTGCAGCTCAACAAAAGGCTCAAGCTGATCTGGCTGCACGCCAAGGTCAATGGGCCGAGCAGCAAAAAGCAAATGAGACTGCATGGGCAGCACAACAAGCCAAAAACGCTGCTGATTGGGCTGCGCAGCAAAAAGCAGCTCAAGATGCGCAAAACGCATTTGCCAAAGCCCCAATGACATTGGGTCAGAAGTTTGGCAGCTATGAGTCAATTCCAATTGGCGCTCAATACAACCCTGCTGTGACTCCTGGTGGCGTGTCACCTTACAGCATGGTGATGGGCCAGATGACCCCATTCCAAAACCCTTATGCCAACTTTGTGCCTGGCACGGCATTGGGCGGCTACAACCCAAATCTGTACAACCAGATTGCTGTCAACAATGCTGATACGGCAGCTGCTGCTGCTGCCAAAGCGGCTGCTGATACAAAAGCGGCCAATGACGCATTGATGATGACTGGTGGCGGTGGTGATGGTGGCGGTACTTCTGGCGATGGTGGCGCTGGAACTGGTGCAGGCGCTGGAACTGGTAACGCAATGGCCAAAGGTGGTTATGTCCATGGTGGTCTAATGTTTGGGCCAAACCCTCCTGGTCCAGATGATGGCGCTGTCAATCTTGATATTGGTGAATATGTGATCAAGAAGTCTTCAGTCGATAAGTATGGCCGTGGACTTTTGGACATGATCAATGAAGGCAAAGTGCC